GAACCCGAATACCAACTTCACATTGACGGGACTGCTACACAATGCAGCTCATACAGTTGAGGTAAGGGCCGTATCTGCGACATCTGGACTAGCAGGCACTGCTGGTAATGCAACTGTTTCAACCGACACCGAAAAGACATACTCGGCACCAAGTGTTACCGTCAATAGCGTTACGACTTCACAGGCGACATTTACTCGCACTACACCAACTGGTGGCACGTATGCTATTGCTAGCTACGTTTGGAGAACAAAGAATTCTGGTGGATCAGTCGTCAACTCCGGAACAATGACAACTGCCCAAACATCCCTAACGGTGTCCGTGGGCGTAAATCCAAACGAATTTTTCACCGTTGAAGTTGCTGCTGTCTCTGCAACGACTGGGTCGGTCGGCACCTATGGGGCAAGTTCTAGCGCGCAGCTCAATCCGCTAACCCCAACCGTAGGAACACTCAGCTGGCAAAGTGGGATGAATGTAAACTCCACAACAGCGCAGCTTGAAATGCCACAACCAACATACAGCACCTCAGCAACACTTGTAATTTCTGGTGTGGGTACTTACGCCGGAACATTGTCGGGCGGCACATGGGTATGGTCCGTTGCTGGTCTTGGATTCAATCAGACCTATTCAATATATGCTTACGTCACTAATAGAATTGGCGGCAGTTCTGGCAATAGCAACACCAGGGGCTTCGTAACGCCGCAGAAGGGTGTTTCTTGGAGATATCCAGCATCAGCTGATTACACAGAAAAGGTCATTGCACTTCAGGGGACATGCGGGACAGCCGATATCGGCAACATGGTCTTGACGCTACCATCGTCACCATCAACCGACAGTGTGGTGGGATACAAGTATATTAATACGATTAATTGCGAGTTTGCCGAACTACTGACACACCGAGAAACATCTGGCGGCCTTGGAAATCTTCAATCCACAACACGAAACACAGAGTGGGTGGTTACTGGCGGTGCGACACCACCCGGCTGGACGGACACTGGTTTCGGGTTTGCAACTAGCGAAGGCGGATTGGACTATAACCCTCCTGCAAACTTTACTGCCGGACCGGTTTCATTCGGTTTCTATATGGGCGGTAGCAGTATCAGCGGAGTGACTGTCAAGGTTGCAGTCAATGGTACTGGCTGGGGTCAATATCAGGGTAACTGTTCAGCACCAACGACTTTCGCATTTAGGGCACGAAATTTTTACGTTGAGGGCTATCAGACGGTTGGTGGAAGTATCTCCTAGGTTGCCACACACATTAATGTATAATATATATGGAGGTAGTTATGTCAATTAAATTTATCAAAGATACCGTAGAGCGTGCAGTTGTAGCCTTTCTGGCTTCATATCTCGGCTCCTGGGTTAACGGCGGCGCAGAATTCGATGGACTGACTAATGTGGACAGCCTCAAGACCGGCGTTGTGGCGGCAGCCCTGATTGTTGCTGCCAGCCTCGGGCTCAAAAATGTCGGCCCCAACAAGGATTCTGGCTCCATACTTAAGTAGTTCGCCAGATGTAGGCGCTCGTCATCTACAATTTATGATGGACGAGGAGTAAATCATGCTTGCTGGCACATACAACATCACATGTGAGCAGGGCTCTACATTTAGTCGGATAATTACTGTCGAATATCCCGACCCAGCAGACCCAAGTTCCATGCTCCCATGGGACTTTACTGGATATACCGGTCGCATGCAGATTCGTCGTACAATTGACTCGTCCATCGTAATGATTGAACTTACCACTGCTAATGGGGGAATCGCATTTACCGATGCAGAAAATGGTGAATTGACTGTCAGTATGACGGCAGTACAGACCGCAGCCCTTGAGACAAGTGGAGTTTATGACCTGGAAATCATCAACTCTGGTGGACAAGTATCCAAACTCATTAAGGGTACATTCACACTACTTCCAGAGGTGACAAGATGAGCGGTATACCCAATACCGTTAATATTCAACAGGATACCCCAAATACTGTCACCGTAAATCAAGAAGACCAAAACCTTGTTACCGTACAGACAACCGTCAATAACGTAACAATAACTACTGGCTCAATTGCCCAAGGTGTTACACGACGCCACGTCCACACTCAGGGCACAGTTTCTTCGACCTGGACAATTACGCATACACTTGGGGGACAACCAAGCGTAACGGTTGTTGATTCTGCAGGTACTGTCGTTTTTGGTGAGGTACAATATCTATCCAACACTCAGGTGCGAGTGATATTTAGTGCACCTTTTTCTGGCAGCGCATACCTAACGTAAGGAACCCATATGGCTCAAAAATTCTTGACCAATATTGACCTCAATCAGAATCAACTGATTAACGCAAAATTTGAGGTTGTTGCCAGCGACCCTAATTCTGGAAACTTTGAAGGTCGGCTCATCTACCAGAGCACCACAGACACAATTAAGGTTTATGCCAACGGAGCATGGCGCTCGCTCCCGCACACCATCTCGGCTGGTGGGTCGTATACCGATGCCCTTACTATCAGTGAGTCGAATGGCACCGTCTCCCTAACACTCAATCTGGCAGATACAGACAGCGCCGGACTTCTGTCCAGCACCTTCTGGAATGACCTCAATGGCGCTACTGCCGATGCAACGGCAAGCAAACTTGTCAAGAGGGATGCCAACGGCAACATTAGTGTTGTAACGCCGACAGAAGCAGGCCATGCCGCGACCAAGGGGTATGTCGACGCTGCTCGTTCTGGACTTGACGTCAAGCAGTCTGTTCGTGTTGCAACGACTGAAGCAATCACACTTTCGTCCGGCTTGGAGGATGGCGACACGATTGACGGTGTCACTCTTGCTACCGGCAACAGAGTTTTGGTCAAGAACCAGGACACCGCTTCTGAAAACGGCATCTATGTTGTCAAGGCATCGGGAGCACCAGATAGAGCAACCGATGCAGATACGTCGGTGGAAGTTACTGCAGGAATGTTCACCTTCGTTGAAGAGGGAACCATTAACGCTGATACCGGCTGGGTTCTGACCACCAACGACACAATTACCCTTGGGACAACCAGTCTTACGTTTGCACAATTCTCTGGTGCGGGCTCCATTGTTGCTGGCGACGGCCTGAGCAAGAGTGGCAGCACCCTAAATGTCGGCGCTGGTACGGGCATTACGGTCAATGCTGATACCGTTCAGATTTCCTCAACGTATTCTGGACAGAACAGCATTACTACGCTGGGAACAATCAGCACCGGTACATGGCAGGGGACCGCAGTTGGTGTTGCCTACGGTGGTACTGGCGCAACGGATGCTGGAACTGCGAGAAGCAATCTTGGTCTAGCAATTGGTACCGATGTTCAAGCCTATGACGCGGAACTTGCCGCCATTGCTGGTCTCACTTCGGCTGCCAACAAACTCCCGTACTTCACTGGTTCGGGAACTGCGGCCCTTACCGACCTGACATCTCAGGCTCGTGGCCTCCTTGACGATACGTCGTACTCCGATATGCGCACGACACTTGGTCTGGCTATCGGCACCGACGTTCAAGCGTACAACTCAACACTTGCTGCCGTTGCTGGTGGCACCTATACCGGTGATGACTCCATTACTACTGTTGGAAATATCTCGGCTGGTACATGGCAGAGCACAGACATTGGTATTGAGTATGGTGGCACCGGAGCAAGCACTGAAGCAAATGCCAGAACAAACCTTGCTTCCGCCTCTAGCGAGGCATCGGGCCGCACCACCAGCACCCCGTCACTTGCACGTGTCGCGAAGCAGGGTTGTAACGCATCATCTAGTGGTACGTCAACTACAACTGTCACGCACAACTTCGGCACGACTGATGTAAATGTTCAAATTTACGAAGTAAGCACAGGGGCAACTGTCATTGGCGATGTAACCCGTTCCAACGGAAACACTGTTTCGGTTGTCCTGTATGGAACAATTTCGGCCAACGACTACACCATCGTAGTAGTCGGCTGATAACTGGCCTCGAGGGGCCACAACATAGGAAGCGATTGAGGTCGTGGCACAGAAATTTACCGTCCCCATAACGATACGTCAGTTATCGTCTGCTGGTTCTGATGCCATAACCGTTTTTGTTGATGCCGATACCTATGCTCGTCTTCAAGTTCAGGCTGGCGGTCGTCTTGTGTGGGGACCCGGAGATGGCATCGCAGACACCAATCTGTATAGAGATTCTGCGGATGTACTTAAAACAGATGACACTTTTAAGGCTGCCTCACTGTTTATTGATGGAATAGAGATTGATACCGCGGGGGCAACATCTGACCAGGCTTTGGTTTTTGATGGGAATAAGTTTAAGCCTTCAACTGCAGCAGGGCCACAAGGCACACAAGGCACACAAGGCGCACAGGGACCACAGGGACCACAGGGCTCACAGGGTGTTCAGGGTGCTACTGGTGAGCAAGGTGCGCAGGGCGTACAAGGTCAGACCGGAGCCCAAGGTCCCCAGGGGGACACGGGTGCCCAAGGGCCACAAGGCGATGTCGGCGCACAAGGCGTCCAGGGTTCCACTGGAGCCCAGGGTCCCCAGGGCGAGACTGGTGCGCAGGGTCCTCAGGGTGCAACTGGTGCCCAAGGTGCCACCGGTACACAGGGTGCTACTGGAGCACAGGGGGCACAGGGACCACAAGGAGATACTGGAGCGCAAGGTCCACAAGGAGCAACTGGCGCGCAGGGGGCAACTGGTCCACAAGGAGATATGGGCCCACAAGGACCTCAAGGTGATGTTGGCACACAAGGACCACAGGGGGATACTGGTGCTCAGGGTTCCACTGGCCCACAAGGCCCACAGGGTGATGCTGGACCGCAGGGTGCTCAGGGCGCACAGGGGCCACAAGGCGAGACTGGTGCGCAGGGTCCGCAGGGTACGCAAGGTAATACGGGGGCACAGGGCGCTACCGGAGCACAAGGACCCCAGGGAACCCAAGGAGATACTGGTGCGCAAGGAACAACTGGCGCTCAGGGGGCTCAGGGACCCCAGGGGACACAGGGAGACACTGGCGCACAAGGGCCACAAGGAACCC